GCCTCAAATTCTTCTTTCTTGACGCTGAACGACTCCGGCTGTTGGGGGGGAGTAGGGGTTGTCATCGTTTCTCCTTGTGATTTATCCGCCGGAGTTTCGGCGGTAGGTACGCTTGCTTTTTCTTCTTCCATCTTGCCCTTAGGCGACATGGGCATTTCCGGTTCTTCTTCGCCGACCTCATCTCTGACCATCGCCATAAGCTCCTCGAATTTAGTTTTCATGAGGTCTTTGAGCGCGGTGTAACCATTCTTTCGTTTGGGCTTTGGGTCAAGGACTTCGGCGCTGAACAGAGCCACGTTGTCATGTCCAAAAAATGGGCGGTCGGTCAGGGCCAGACCCACCAGGACGTTATCAATGTTCTTGCCAGTCTGCGGGTCTTGGTACTTCGCCCCACCATTTTTAGTCCAGATGATTTCAGGCGATACGGCATCGAATCGTTTTTGTTCAATGAGTTTCTTTCCTTCATCGGTAAACTCGTAGGCAGTGACATATAGCCCTGGCCCTTCTGCGCCCGCTTCGATGTACTCTACGCTATTGACCGTTCCCACTTTCCCGACTCCGGCGTGGTTCTCGTTGATAGGAACTCGGAAGCGCGGTAAGCCTGCTTTGGCATTGTCGGCAATCTCTTGCAGGTCGGCGGCGGTGATATTCAGCTTGCGCTCGCCGCGATAGAATACGCCAATTGGCATGATCTTGACGGGCTTGCCATCAAGGACATCTTGCACGCTGGAAAACGGCTCGAAGGCATACCGCTGGTTTGGCAAATCGTCTGTACTCATATTCATGGATGACCTGCAAATTCCTATTGCGCTTGATTTGTCGTGTCCCTGCTCCATGACCTTCATGATGCACGACTCAAGTTTCGGGTCGGCAGGAACTTCAAACTCTTCGGCTTCGCTCAGAACAGGCTTATCGGCCACCGGAAAATCTCCTAATCCCTCTCCTGTAATTCTCTCGTTGCTTTTCCAGTGACTCAAGCCGTCGCTCGTAGGCGTTGAGTTTTCCCGCCTTCGCCCGCTTCAATACGTCATCATTCTTCGCCCGCACGCGCGCGGCCCGTTCTGTCCCAACCTGCTTTTCAAAGTTGGCGTAGTCCGATGAATAGAAACCGGGAACGCTGTAGTGAACAGGGACGGGAGAATAGACACGGGTGATATGACTACCGCAGATATGGCGAAGGGGGAACGGGTCTAGCATGGTCTTGGTAATTTCAACCGGCCCGCACTTTGAGCAAATAGCGTCGTATGTCATCCGAACCTTAAAGAAACCTTAAAAAGAAAAACCCGCCCCGACTCTCGTTGAGTCGGAACGGGCTAGAATGCCGTCAAGTGCCGCCAACAGCGGCCTAGATTTCCATAATTATATACCTATTAGCAGATAATGCAAGATGGGAATAGGGGACTAGCGCCAGAACCGAAATGAACCAAATTCTATCCGCCATAAAACAGAGAGTGCTAGGGCGGCGGGAGCCAGCCCTAGAAACGGAGACAAAATACCAATCCCCGCTGACTGAAACATTCCAACAGAAACAGAATAAACTATTACGCAACCTATTGCGACAAACATGGGATTTTTCCTCTACGTACATTATACATCAGTCTATGAAAACGGAGAGAGTAAAGCCGCGTCCTCGCAAGATTATTAGTCTATGACCTGCTCCCCTTTATTGTTGTAAAAATGATGATGACAGTTATCCCAGCGCCTACATCCGTAATTTTCATTTCCGTTGCGCTTGGTCAAATCACGTTTTTCCCACCATGACAATCTGTGCGATTGTCCTTTATATTCCTGACATTCGTCACAACTTTCCTGGCCGTCATCGCCGTCATAGGTTAGCATCGGATCGCCCTCAGCCCGGAGTTTGACGCGCTCCAGAAAATTTTGAAATGAGGCAGCCCACGCTTCAAGGCGGCTGTCAACTAAATCCAGATCGCTTGACTTATCCTTGAGCCAATCGGCAAAGCTGTCAACAAATCCCTGCTGCTCTGTGCGCCACTCGTCAATCAGAGCGATGTCATCGGACTCGGTTTCGCTCACATCGCCGCCGCCCTCTTCCCATGCTACCCGGAATCCCTCTCTGGCATAGTCCTTAATGATGCCTTTCATATCATGGCGGAACTGCGCCTTGCTCAATCGGCCACTGCCACGCAATAGTTCTTGCACCAGATTGCCCAAATCATTTCGGTATCCGTTTACCATAGTATCGGAGACTCCGAATTTATCTATGATACCAATAACTGAAGCCATTTCAATTAGCGCCTCACGCGCCGCTTTCAGGTTTATCACGGAGCGATCCACTCCTCAAGTTTCGGTGTTTTGCTAAAGTCCATATCCTTTATGAACGCATTTAGATTCTTAAGGTTTGCATCATTATCTATAAGACTCCACTTCTTGCTATTAGGATTGAATGTTGCTCCCATTTCTTTCAAATACCCGTTGAATGTTTTGGCATTGTTCAGGTTTTTCGTGTAATCATACTTCACAGTCAGCACCGTTTCGCCTTTTTCGTTTCCGCTTACATCAACAACCCTTGTTGTGTTAGGATAGTTATGTTTTATTTTTGGGTCACTGCTATATCTTGTATACGTTCCGCTCGCTTCACCCTCTACGCTTCCCTTTCCTCCATCAGATGAACCGCCGTTCTGTCCACCATCCTGTTCTCCCCCACTTCCTCCGCTTCCGTGCGTGCTTTGGTCGTGGACAGCGTGAAACACATCCGGTTTGCCCATTGCCTCATCAAACCGTCTCAACGCCGAATAGAACTCGCGCCGCATTCGGGATGATTGTTCTTCCGGTTCTTCGCCTTCGACGACATCGGGCGACTCTACCTCTTCCGGTTCTTTCACTTCTTCACTTTCCGGTTTTGGAAATGGCGGATTTCCGCCGCCAGGCTGTTGCGATTTTCGGGCGGCCTCAAGTTGCGCCGCCTGCGCCTCTGCTGCCGCTTTCTTGTCGGCGTCTCGCTTGGCATACAATTCTATCAGATTAGCGGGTTTGGGCAAGTCAGCCAGTTCGAGCAGGTATTCCTCTAGCTCAATGGATGGGGTTAGCACCTGAGCACCAACTAATTTATTGATATAGTCGGCTACGTCCATTACGTTCGTCGCTTCCACATTCTCGTGCTTGAGTATCGGGTTGGCAGTCAAGCCGGGGAAATTATTCAATTTCATCAGGCGGTCAACTCCATAACGCTGGATTGTTTCACCGAACATATCCACCCAACCAGAAACTGACATTGTAAAAAAGTCAGTGCTGCTATCACCCAGAGAGCGCGCCCCGACTTGATTCATGCCGAGATGAATGAATTGCGCCAGGCCGACCATTGCCATCCGTTGCTCGTGCCTGCTAATCGTTTGATGGAAATCCACCGCGCCTCGCGACGGGGGAGAGACTAACTCGAATAGCACGCCCTCGCCTTCACGTCCTAATCCGAGTTTGGGATAGGGGATGACGATACCCATCTGCTCATCCGTCCTGACATTTACTACGATGTCTTTTGCATTCGACAGGTCATCGCCTGGTGTACCTGCCTTTGCTACACCGTCACCCAAGTACATCACCGGAAAGCCAGACCCCATACGCTCGGCGCTGATACCTTCAACTTCTTCCATATTCTTTTTGAACCAGTAGGGAATATACATCGCCCGGAGTAGAGACCTTCCTTCTGGATTTCCTTTTTCGGTAGTCGTTCGGAATAGGATGCACTTTTCAATCGGGATTGTCTTTGGAATATACAATGGCGACGCTTGTTGGTTGATTCCCTTAATGCCGCCATAGTCATCGAATATCCACTCGCCGCCTGGGGAAAGAGACTCCGGGGCCATGAAAACCCACTTTCGCCAGCCTATTTTACCGTCATCATATTTGCTACTTGCTACTTCACATACATTGCCATTTTCATCAATATATGTTTTTCCAGATTGGTCTCCTTGTCTCTTTTTGTAGACCAACTCAGACGGATAGAACCCATACTGAATACATGCCAACAACTGGTCAATCGTGTCAGACCATGATTGGCTCATGTCATCATTACAGGTGTTCATGAACTCAGCAGCTTCTTCGTCAGCCCTTGCTTTTCCGCCTGATTCATAATACCAACTCGCCCGCCGGACGACCATCTTGATTGCCTGCAAGACGCTTGCTACAATCGGATCATCGCCCATCTCACGGAATAGATGAACGCGCTTATTGAGTGACTTGAATACCCGATCATACTCATCGTCTACTCGCCCGCTGAAATGGCGCAGACCTGACAGTCCCATCTCGCTAAAGAGCGCGCTCCCCTTGCCTAGCCGGGGGATAGTCTGCCCTTCCTGGGTGACGTTGGCCGAACCAGGAGCGCCCAACGTCGCCGCCATCGTCTCTATACCGCGCCCGGATTGCGCGGCCCGGTAGACTTGCGAATAGCTGATATTGAATTTATCGGCTATCTCTCCCGGCGTCATGGTCTTTGTGTACATCAGGCGGGCTATCTCTGCGTTACGTTGCGGATCAGATTTTCTTGCCATCTATCGTCTCCAGCGGCTTCCCGTTAACTGTTGGGTAGACCGAATAAATTTGCTAGGCGCGGATGGATTGACCTTTCCAAGTATGTCTTTTGGAAGAGGATCATTGCCCCAATAAGCTAATACCACCGCATCGCCGCAATCGGGAGAGCGGCCCAGGCGGTCTATGATGTCCTCTTTAGCCTCAATATAAATCTTTCCGCCCGGCCTAAGTTCCCATCGCGGCGCGGTCAAGTCGGCTATCATCTCTTTATCATCGGGCAGGAAAATATCAAAACCGCCATCAGGATCAAGAAGTTCTCGTACTCGCCAATAGGCTGCCGCCCGTACATTTCCAAACTTCATCCGACGACTTTTATCGGTGTGCGTTGTACCCTCGGCAAAGTTAACCGGCTCGGCCCGGAAGAATTCTTTGCCATAGTCATAGACGCTCGCTCCGATTCCAATTACGTCTATATTGACGATGGGAGAACCGCGTATGATGTTGACAATCAAGCCCGTCACCGTCTGCCCATCGGGAGTAGACGCACCGGGATATTTCCACAACTTAACTGTGTCTCGTCCTATGCGAGCGGCCATCACAGTTTTATCTTTTCCGCCTCGCGCTACGTCTACGCCAAGAGCGGTATAACTATCTCCGGCAATCCCCCGTTCTTTCCCGCGCTCTACTGCCGCCCGTATCCAGGGAGTCGGGATGACTTGAAAAGGATTTTCAATACGAGCCGCATCGAAATTTCCGCGCAGGAGCGAGCGCAACGGATCCGGCAGAGCGTCAATCGTCGCCCCGTAACCGGTTGATTCAAGTATTGGATTATCCTTGAGTAAGGCGTGAAAAAAAGTTCGGCTCTTGGGTTGTATCATCTCGCCGTTATGCTCGAATGGTTCGCCGCCTTCAATCTCGATTTCCTGCCCGTCGAGCATTGCGAACCACCGCAGTTCCCCATCGGCGGCGGGCAAAGGATGCTCTTTATCGAGCCAGGGCGCAAAGAACTTGATAACCCATTGCCCCTCATCGTCCATCGGCGGATTGAAGGTAAGTACCACCTGGCATTTCTGGCCGGGTATCGTCGTTCTATTCCAGCCTATGAGAAATCGGATGATTAACTCTGGAAATTCTGTGGCTTCGTCAAAGCCAAAAAAATCGCGCGGTTGACCCTGGTGCTTCTTGCGGTCTTTCTCGTATTGCACTGCGCCAAATTCAATCATGCGCTCGCCGTCCAAACGCCAGACGTGAAGCGATTCATTGAAGCTGTCAGTTGAATGCGGAAATTTTTCGGGGTTGAATATCTCGCGGCTGTCTTCAATGAGTCCGCGCAGAGACGGGAACACGCGCCGAAAGATGATTGACCGCCGGTGCTTCATGCCGGCCAGACCCATGAGAAGCCAGCTTTTTCCCCCACCTGCCGCGCCGCCGTAGCCGATGATATCGGCATTCGACTCAAACGCTGCCGCCTGTGGCCCGGCCTGTGGTTGCCAGTAATCACGCGGCTCACTGGCGGCCTGCTCGTCCAGGGCCAGCATGAACATTGTCCGGGCTTCGTCGTCGGTGAGTGTAGTCATGAATCAAAAAGCCGCCTA